TATTAGCGATATATTTCATTCGCTCTTTATCTTCTAATAAAAATTTTAATTCACTTTGATAATTTGTATACTCTGCAACTTCACCTGTCTGAACAATATTAACGTGACACTTTGCAAGTACACCTTGGTCTTGCAAATCTTTTGCCGCCAATTTATGTATTACTTCTCCTAATGAACTTCTTAAAGATGCAGACTCCCAATCACTTTTTGGAATAGTACCTGTTAATCCCCATCTGATAGGAATATTTGCAAATACATTTGTAAGTAAATCTTTTAATACTTCTGCTTTTGCCTGATGTACTTCATCTACCATAACACAAATTACATCTTCAATAAAAGCATCAATATCGCCATCACCTTTTTTTGTTTTTTTCAATAAAGAATTCAAACTTTGCCAAGTACAAATTGTATGCATTTTACCTATATCTTTTTTGTCACCAAAATACACACCAACATCTAGACCACAGTTTTCATAATCCTCAAATGTTTGCCTTACTAAATCCTTATTTGGTACAATAACAATAGTTCTACCATATTTTTCTACTAGACTAGATAACGTAGCAGTTATTATAGTCTTTCCTGCGCCTGTGGCGACCTCTTGTAAGCATTGAGGGTGTTCTATGAACTTATTCACTATATCTACCTGATAGTCTCTTAAACGTATCTTTTGACCCTCTGCTACGTGACCTGCAGGCCATTCTGTATCACCCCAATAATCTTCCTTTACTGCATTAAACTTTAGGTTGTGTTCTTGTCTATCATCATCGATATCAACCTCATAACCTTCTTGAACAATTATTGGAAGTATATCATCTAATAGATTTAAGAATGTTCTACCACCAACATCACAAAACCTAACCGTTCCATCCCAACGACCAAGTTTATATGCTGGCATATGATATGCGTGAGGCAAAAAGAATTTTAACTTGTTAGAACACTTTCTACGTGTAGCAGGATCAAGTCCTTCTAACTTGATGTTTACCTCGTCTTTTATTTTGATAACACATTTTTTCATTACAATATAATATCACAAAAGTTAAATTGATTCAAGCGATTAATCCATATGATCCGAATACATATAGTTTAAATATGCGTGTCCTTCTTCTGTTAATCTAGAAGGATCCCAAGGAGGGTTAAATGTTACTTCTACTTTACAATCTTTAATACCATCTACTGCCAGAGCCGCACCTTTAACATCATTAACAATCATATCAGCCGCTGGACAAAATGCACTAGTTAGAGACATTGTAATATCACAATAACTTTCACCAACCTTTATGTCATAAATCAAACCAAGGTTGTAAACATCACAACCCATTTCTGGATCTTGTACACCTTTTAAGTTTTCTATAATTTTATTTTTAGTTTCTTCAATACTCATAATATACTGATTATAACACAAATAATATTGGAATGCAAGAGGTAAAAAAAGCAGACCAGGCGAGTGAGAGAAACCTGGTCTGCCGTATAACTAAGATGGCCTCTTAGTTAACTGTTAAGCCGCTGACCTTTTCATACAAGTTGATTCAGCGAGTGACTTCCATCTGTCACCTTCCTTAGTCATATTTCTAAGGTCTGCAATTTTTTGAGCCATTCTCAAAGAAACCTCTCTAAGTCTCTTTTGATTGTCAACCATAAAGTTGATAATTTCAACTTCTTGATCCTTAGTAAGACCTTTAGTATCGAATAGACCACCGTCTCTAGCAATCTGCTTGATTCTCAAAATCTTATCTCTAGCAGTATCCATTGTCAAATCAAGATAGTGACACCTTGAAAGAATAGCCTCTAAGTGATCCTTGATTTTAGTTGCTCTAACATTATCAAACTTTAAGTTTGTAATAAAGATAACTGAACCTTTGAATTCGAAAGTATCAGGAACACCTTCCCTTCTCAAGAAGTGTGAGTCAGAGTTCCAAGAAATCTTCCTCTTCTTACCACTATCAAGAGCCGCCTTAAGAATATTAAGAGCATCCTCATTGAAAAGAATACTATCACAATCGTCTAAGATTACGATATTCTTAGGATCAGAATACTTGTAAAGAGTTGAATAAAGACCGATAGCAGACATTGTACCTTTTACGAATGTATGCCTTAGTGGCTTATCAGCCATCATATCGAACAAAGAATCTTTTTCAAGAACTTGCTCAACACCAAATGTTTTACCAACACCTGGAGGGCCTGAAACTACCATACCTCTAACAACACCATCGATTGTTGCCTCGGTCATTTCATCTAGAATTTTAAATCTTTCTGCAATCCTGTTCATTGCCTGTTCATCAGTTTCTTTTACTGATTCAACAGTACCTTCTGAAACTGTAACATTTTCGGGATTGTCTAATTTAACCCTGATTTTAGGGTTCTTAAATTTGCTCTCTTGAGCATTAACAGTAATAAACCAACTACCGTCTTTTGCTTGTTTCAATTCTGAAACAACTGGAAAAGTACCTTTTACTTTTTCGTTTCTATAAGTACCTTTTTTGATTTGTGCTACGAACATATTCTCACTCATATTCTCACCTTTCTGTTTTTCAATCATATATACATAATAGCACCGATTCTGAATCTGTCAAGTTTTGGAGTATAATAAAAACCCTAAATTATCTACGTTTTTTGCGTACTTTCTCAATAAATCTCATTTGTAGTGCTTTTTTATGTTCTTTATAATCTACTTTTATTGAGTTATTAACAGATACATCCTCAGGTTTAAAAATAAAACTAAGTGATTCGAATGGAATATGTGCCTCAATACCATCTGGAACTGCTACCAAATAATCCTTAATTTCCTTCCAACTGATAATTGCAATAGAATCTTGTTGTGCAATCATATAGAAATCTGCAGGATTAGATATATTTGTTCCTTTGTGACTTCCTAAACTATTCTTTAGTTTTACTTTTACTTCTGTTTTTGGTTGCTTTTTCTTTTTAGTAAATATACCATTTGCAACATATTTGAATTCTATATCGAACTTGTTTTTGATATCAATATGGTCTTTACCAATATCATCTACATATTTTAAATAACCATTACTGTATATTTCAATACAATGTTCGATAAGGTCACTTTTATCAAATCTATCTTTTCTTTCATTGAGTTGTGTACCCAATGCATATGTCAAATTTGCATAGTCTTGGAAGTCTATAACTTTCCTTAAAACTTGCGAATACTTTTTAGTATTCATTGAAATTCCCTTTTTACTATTAAGCATATAATTCCATAATGATAGCAAAATCAAGCATATATGTCAATAGATAAATATTGGTATGAAAAGAGAAGACCAACTATTCCTTAATTATAACTGCTTTCCAAATGAATGGGCTTGGCCCGATCCGCAATATCCTAGTAACAGAAAAGAACTCAAAAAATATTTTGGAAATGATAACTTTGGTTCGTGGTGGAGATATCATAATTATGAACTAATGTACAATCATAATGATTATGGTTATCGAGGTGTTACTAATTTTAAAGATTTAGATTGGAGTAAAACAGTTGCTTTATATGGTTGTAGTTATATATATTCTCAATGTGTAAATGAACACGAAACCATTAGTCACTATCTACAAGCATTATTAAATACACCTGTCGTAAATATGGGAATACCAGGTTCTGGTATTGAGGTTCAATATTGGAATATGCGTTGGTTAAATAAAAAATTTCACCCTAAATGGAATGTAGTTTTTTGGCCTTATGATGATAGAATTGTAGTTCATCAAGGACTTGAAAATAAAAACATAAGACTTGAAGGTAATGGTAAACCATTTCAACCACATTGGCAAACTAATATGTGGATGGAAAAACCTTCGGTACTTCATCCATATGGGTTAACTCCTAATTACTTGGTATCAGAAGATTTAGCAATTAGACTTAAAAGATTTAAAAAAGTTGCACAAGAAGATTTTAAGAATTTAACTGAATATACAATACACGATAAAATCTTTAAAACACAAGTAGACCCTATTTTAGGTAGAATACAAAGTGAGTGTGGAATGGGCAGTAAAGATTCAGTAAAATCAATAAGAAAAAGATTTATTGAATTTGCAAATTCAGATAAAGAAACACAACATTATATAAACCATACTATGGCCAAAGACGCACAATTAGGCGTAGATGGTACAGGTATTCAGGGCCATTATGGTCCAAAATATAATAGAAATGTTGCTAAAGTAATTGCTGAACAATTAAAAGAAAATCCTAGATTTACCTAAAGTCTACTTTCGATTTCTTCAAGTTGTTCTAAGTGTTTGTTGTATCTATCTCGTATTACAACATATTTTTCCCAACTAGCATAATTATGAGTTTCAGGTCCGTGCTTGTTGTTACGAATTTCCGCACTACCTTTTGCTAGGCCTTCTCCGAATGCCCACCATTCTACAATTTCTTTATTGTCTTCCTTATAAGTTACGTAAACAGGATATCCACGATTAATTACATCTTCAAGGGTTTCACTTTTTGATAGGTTCATTCTTAACTTCCTCTATAATATATTCTATTTTGTCAACTTTACCACTGTCTCTTATACCAATGGCATCCTGTTTTGAACTACAGAATGCCACTATTTTCCCTGTTAATTTTTCTTTAACTATGTACATATAAGATTATGAAGCCTTAAGAATATAAGGCTTGTTCCATTTACCAACATTGATATGCACGTAAAATGCAGTATCAAAATAATCAATCATTGCATCTGAGTTGTCATAATATGCTCGACCACCTTCTGCTTTAGCAGGAGCAGTATGACAAATATCTTTGATATCATCAAACAACTGTTTGTGCTTACCATAAAAATGTGTATGATAATGATTTATTTGTGCGTGTCCATCAAACTTCTGAATTCGACCACTGTACTTATCGGTCATATCCATTGAACCGTCAAAAAAATCTACAACACCTTCCATAATAGAAACACTGACACTTGAATGATGGTCACGTGTTACTGAAAATTTTAGATTTTTACCGAACTTTTCTTTAAGTGCTTTACGAACTTCTTTAACTTCGTTTGTTGAAATATAAGCCATTTAAGTACCTCTCTCTTGATTACTTAATTATAATAGCACGATTCTTGAATCTGTCAAGTTTTATGAAGAATTTCCTTGGCCGAACAAGCATTCACACTCGTCTATTGAAACTCCGCATATCGGACAATCTGTCCAATCTGGGATATCATCCGGCCAAGGAAGCATTTTAAATTAAAAAATGTTTACCCAAACACCTTTTCGTTAGCAAGGGCTCTGTAACCTGCGGCTACTACTGCCCTTCTAGGAGCGCCTAATCTATAAGTAGTTTTACCATTTTTTGCCTTATTAGCATATACGGCATAACCCTTAAATCTCAACGCACTGACGGCCGCTCTTGGATTTGCAATACTGAATTTATGCTTGATAGCAGATTCAGTTAATACTGATCCATCTTTTAGCGAATTAATCAGTTTTTGTTGCTTTGTTAGTTTTGATGTTTTTGTCATCTTTTCTCCTTCTGTTTTTATAGAAGAAGTGCCTAAGTTTAACCAGTTAAACATAGTACCTCCTTTTATTGTCTATTAGAATATCATAGGTTGAAGGTTTTGTCAAGCATTAAATTAACTTTTTTGCAGAAAATATTGATTTCCCTGGATTTTTATAAATATAATATGAGAAATTTAGCCCAGGACATAGACCAATTCTCATTTGTCATAGGAATGGCGTATGGTGCGTTCACACTTTTAATGATTATACTGTTCGTTTGGCTAATGATAAAGGCTACTAAGTAGCAGACGAATCACTATCAATCTCTGGAAGTTTTACATTTCTTCTTTTAGAAACTATAAAGAAATGGTGATTCTCTTTGGCATCCCCTGCCGAAATTTCCATAGTATCTTCTTGTATGATTTCAAATCCTGAACGTAATATGAATATCTTATAATTTTCTTTGCTTAGAGTTCCATAAAATCTATTAGCATTTGATATATCAGGAAATTCAATATATGCCCAACCATTCATCTTAAGAATTCTATTTAATTCTAGCAATGTAAAGAACGGCATAGGAGAGAACTGAATACTTTGTCTCATCCATATGACTTGAAAGAACCCATCCATCATCTTAGAAAAGTTATAATTCATATGATGAACATTCAAACCTTTCTCTTTACAGATATCCCATTCTTCCTTTTTGACCGTAATACCTTGAATATTCTCATATCCTAACTCTTTAAACTTAGACATTGCATAACCTTCGTTACAACCAATATCCATAATGTTAACATCTTTTTTATCTGGATAAATGCTTTGAATAAATCCAGGTAATTGTCTATCAATAATTTGTTTATCTAAGTTAGTTTCTGGTTGATGTTGTACTTCGTTTTCTACTGCTAGTTTAAATTGTTTTTGTCTAATCCACTCTTCGGTAAAGTCAGTCATTATAACGATAGTCCTCCAAATGTTTTCTTATCAACATCTTGTTTTACACCACCAATTACATATGAACTAATTTCAGTTTCTTGAGGAGCAACTTGTACTTCTGCACCTGCAATCCACTTTTGTGTCCAAGGTAATGGGTTTGCTTGTGATGTTTTGTATGGACATTTTAAACCAACTGCGGTCATACGTTTACAACAAATCCATTCAATATAATCATTTAATAATTGAGTATTCAAACCAATCATTGAACCATCTTTGAATAGATATTCAGCCCACGCCTTTTCTTGTTCTACTGCATCTACAAACATTTTGATACATTCATCTTCTGTTTCTTTTGCAATTTTGACGTAATCTTTATCATCTTTTGGAAGTAATTTTAAGAGTGTTTGTGTACTTGCTAAGTGTAAGTTTTCATCACGTGCAATTAATTTGATAATTTTTGCATTACCTTCCATTTTCTTTAATTCTGCAAATGCCCAACTACAAGCAAATGAAACATAGAAACGTACACCTTCAAGAATATTAACACTCATTAGAGTTTTATAAAGAGATTTTTTAATTTCATATTTGTCAATTTTTACTTTTTTACCATTTACTGTATGATTACCTTCACCTAGTAAATTATAATAACCTGTCATTTCAATCAATTCATCATAGTTTTTAGAAATATCATCAGCACAATCTAAAATTTCTTCAATGTCCATCATTTCATCAAAGATTTTTGATGGATCTGCATATACATTTCTAATAATATGCGTATAAGAACGTGAATGAATTGTTTCACTAAATGTCCAAGTTTGAATCCAAGCCTCTAGTTCTGGAATAGAAACGATAGGAGAGAATGCTTCAACTGGCGCTCTTCCTTGTACTGAGTCTAAAAGAATTTGTCTTTTTAAATTTGAAGTAAAGATATGCTTTTCGTGGTCTGTAAGATTTTTAAAATCATTTGCATCTTTAAGAACGTCTACTTCTTCTGGTCTCCAGAAAAAACCTAACTGCTTATCTGTTAATTTATCAAATTGTTTATACTTCAACATATCATAACGTTGAATTGTAACTCCACCCGATGGGTCTAAAAAGGCTAAGGCTTTCGTATGGTCTGCCTTATTTGTTGAATTGAATACTGACATTTTATTTCTCTCTTTCTCTAACTTTTTAATTCGTTTCTTCATAATCTCTTAAGACATAATAGGTTGCTTTACCTGAAATAGGTTGAATTGATATATTACTATGAAAACAACTGTCTTTCTTATTTACCTTATTTCTTAAGTACTCCTTTAGTTCTTCGAACTTTTCACTTTTTTGGTAACTGTCAGTAACTTTCATTTGTACTTCAAGACCAAATAAACCATTTACTTCTTTAAAAATTCTATCTATCAATAGATAAAAATTCTTGTTTTCGTACAAAGGTTGCGGATTCCATTCTGCATTTTGTACATTAGTTATATGTAAGACTATAGGATATGCGTTCATTCTTTCTATAAGTCTTACTAGAAATCTCTCATAATCTTTATTATGAAAACCTTCTACAACTTTTAAGTCAACAAAACGTATTGCGTTTATTTGACTACTAAAAAACTTTTCTTTCACATTTTCATCGTGTACATTTAACTCACAATGAAGTGTGTATTCTACTTGGTCATCTTTCACATTTAAACACATTCTTTTACTAGTATTCCGAACATAGTTATATATGTTTGGTTCTATTCTTTTGAATGATGTTAGATTGTGCAAGATTCACATTCCTCATCATCTGGATCGCCTACTTCTAAAGGCTCCTCAGTGACCATTTCTTTAACATTGATTTCACCTTGTCCATCAAATGTGTTAAAGTAGTATAATTGTTTTCCACCGTATTTGTAAAACATAATAAGATGTTGTAACATTACACTCATAGGAATCTTTTCATCTTCATAGAATACTGGATTATAACTCGTATTTACAGATATACCTTGGTCGATATATTTCTGCAAAACAGCCATAATTTTTAAGTATCCTTCAGGCGATTGTTGATCCCAAAGCAATTCATATTTATTCTTTAATTTATGAATCGAGGGTACAACTTGCTTTAAAACGCCGTGTTTTGATTGTTTAATGCTTACCATACTTCTTGGTGGTTCAATACCATTAGTTGAATTCGATATTTGTGCCGATGTTTCAGCAGGCATTAAAGCCATCAAAGTAGAATTACGAATACCGTGTTCTTTTAAACTTTTACGTAATTCTTTCCATTTCATTCTTTCTTTGTGTTTTACTAATTCATCTACATCAGTTTTTCTAGTATCTATTGGAACAATACCTTGTCCGTATTTTGTTTCATCTGTTTTAGGACATTTTCCTTGTTCTTTTGCTAGTTCATTAGATGCTTTAATAAGATAATAAGACCAAGCCTCTGCCCATTCATCTACTAATTCTAAATCAGGATCTGAATAGTTTGTATCATTTTTTGCTAACCAATAGGCAAAATTAATAATACCAATACCAAGAGGTCTCCTGTTATTAGTTGATAGTTCTGCCGCAAGTACAGGATATCTTTGATAATCTAAAAGAGCATCAAGTCCACGTACTGCTAATTCACAAGGCTTTTCAAAATCTTCTGGTGACCTAATATTTCCCCAATTAATAGCACTTAGTGTACATAATGAAATTTCACCTTCATCATCGCCCATATGTTTTAATGGCTTAGTAGGTAAATTAATTTCGCAACACAAATTACTTTGTCTAATTGGTGCCTTAGATGCATCAAAAGAACCGTGGTCATTTGCGTGGTCAACATTCATTAAATAAATTCTACCAGTATTTTTTCTTTCATTCATAAATGCAGAAAACAAATCTAGTGCAGACACTTTTTTCTTTCTTATTCTAGTATTTCTTTCTGCTCTTTCATATAATTCTTTAAACTTATCTTGGTCTTCAAAGAACGCATTGTAAAGACCAGGTACATCACTTGGAGAAAATAAAGTAATTTCTTCACCAGCAATTAATCTTTCGTACATTAGTTTATTAAATTGAACGCCATAATCCATATGACGTACACGATTATCTTCTGTACCTTTGTTATTCTTTAAAACAAGTAAGTCTTCAACTTCATAATGCCAAAGAGGATAATATAAAGTTGCCGCTCCACCACGTACACCACCTTGTGAACAAGATTTTACACTTGCTTGAAATAATTTATAAAAAGGAATAACACCAGTATGTGATGCATCACCGTTTCGTATCGGTGAATTGATAGCACGAATACTACCAGCACCGATACCGATGCCTGCTTTTTGTGAAACATATTTAACTATAGAACTTGAGGTAGCATTGATAGAATCAAGTGAGTCATCTGTTTCAATTAAAACACAGGATGAAAATTGTCTTTGTGGTGTTCTTACACCTGCCATAACAGGTGTTGGTAATGAAATATCAAAGTTACTTACTGCATCGTAATAATCTTTAACATATTTCAATCTTGTTTCTTTTGGATATTGACTAAACAATGTTGCTGAAATCAAAGCATATGTAATTTGAGGTGTCTCAAAATGCTTTCCTGTTACACGATTTTGAGCGAGATATTTTCCACGAAATTGTTCCATACCAACATATGCGATATTGAAGTCTCTATCGTGTTTAATAAAATCGTTTATTTCATTCCATTCTTCTTCTGTATAATCTTCAAGTAATGCAGAATCGTAAAAACCAAGTTCAACATTTTTCTTAATAATTTTATATATAGGCCAAGGATTAAAATCATTGTATACCATTTTTCTCAAATGATAATTTACTAGATTTCCTGCAACCCATTGATAGTTAGGTGTTTCCTCTGATATTAAATCAGCGGCCGCCTTAATCAAAGTTTCTTGTATTTCTTCACTTTTGATACCATCATAAAATTGAATATGTGACTTTAGTTCTACTTCACTAGCACTTACGCCTGCAATGTCTTCACACGCAAACATAACTACTTTATGCATCTTCTCTAAATCTAACGGCTCTTTAATCCCGTCCCTTTTAATTACTTGAATTTCGCTCATTGTTTGTCTCTCTTACTGGTTATGTATTTACTACATTACCACCATTATTAATGTCTGTTGTTTATTTCTGCATCTTCCATTCCTGCAACCCTTAGTTTAATTATGTTGCTAAGTTGGAAGTGTTTTATCTCAAAACCCTTAGTTATTCCTAAGTATTGGTTCCTTAAATAAGCGACTTGATTGATAATTTCACTAATATCTACAACTTCTTTTTCACCATCTGCGTATTTCTCTGCATCACGTGAACTAAGAACCTTATTATAATTCTCCAAATACTTTCTGAGATATTCACTTCTCTTTTTTCTTAACTGGATATTTAAATGTTCCAGTATGGCCTCAATTTCTTGTAGTTGTGAAAATCGTAGTTCTACAAAGGCTGGAAGTTGTGTAGAATTCTTTTCTACGTTGCCGTGTATTCTTACTTCTTGTCTTGCATCTAACACTTCATTACTATAATGTTCAATACAAGCAGGAATTTTACTCCAGTCTTTTACAATTTCACTATACCAATTCATTTAATTCCATTCCTCGTCAATGTAATCATCATCATCTTCATCGTCATAATAACGATCCATTGCCGTTTCTAAAATTTTGTCACCACCAGCATATTCATTAATTTCGTCTTTTTCCATACCTGCATCATCACACAGTTTTACAAAAGTTTCAGCCGCATCCAACTTATCTTTTGCCGGGATATACTCTTTTACTTTTTCCCATAATTCAAATAATGTTTCTGTGTCTATTGATGTCATTTATGCCTCATAAATTGCTGAGTTGGCTCCGTGTTCTGCACAAGTTACACTTACACAAAAACACCGATTGTTTGTCATTTTTCTTACAAGTTCGTCCGCTTTTCGCCAGGCGTGTTCCGCAAACTTTTCGACCCCCACACCATCGAACTGAGTAATACTTGCCAGACCTTGCGTCTGTAGTAATAGTAAATCATCTTTCTTAGGATCATTTACATCAATTACAACCTTATGGTCAAAAGAATCTTCTAACCATTGTTTTAAAGGTTTCAGTCCACCAAAATCTACTACCCAATTACGTTCATCTAATTCATCACACCCAAATTTAAATGTGAATGCTAGACTATAGCCGTGTAGTAGTTTACAATGTGAGTGTGCTAAAGGTTGTCTAAACACTGCACTTAGTCCAATGTTATGCCCATAGCACTTGGTCGAAAAATATTTAGCCATTTACACTTCCTCGTTTACTTCTAAGTTTTCTTCTGGTTCTTCAAGTTCCTCTGATTCTGAATCAATATCCTTTGAATTCCATTCTGTCATTACTACATCTAATTTGTCTTTTGTCCAATTCTTTCTAAATTCTGACATAATCTCACCAGATGCAGTTGTATATGCAAGTTTATTACCTGACTTAACTAGAATACCTTTAGCCTCAAAAAATTCTACAAGACCACTATAAGGATCCATTCCAGTTTCATAAGGAATTTTTACTTGCACACCTTCAAAAGGTTTTGCATAACGAGTTTTCATAACTTTACAAGCCGCTCTAATACCACGTACTTCTGAAATT